GATCGGTTTCGTTATTCGGAAACGATCTGTCTAAAGGTTTTGAAAACATGACGCAAGAAGATATGGCGTTACCGTTTGTCAGAATCTTAGGACAACTATCACCGCAGGTAACTGATGGTGATGCGAAGTATATAGATGGTGCTAAACCAGGCATGATTTATAATACTGTTACCAGCGAGTTATTCGATGGTAAAAAAGGTATCAAGGTTATTCCTTGTTACTATAAGAAAGATTATCCAGAATGGTCTGATAGAGGTGATGGTCCCGGTGCTCCTGTGGCTGTACACTCACCAGGCAGTCCGGTAATCGCAACTGGTAAGAGAGATGGATCTAAGATTAGATTACCTAACGGTAACTATTTAGAAGAAACAGCTTCTTACTACGTTATGGTTCAAACAAAATCAGGTGCTTATACACCTGCGTTGATTACAATGAAATCAACACAACTAAGCGTCAGTAAGAAATGGAATTCTATGATGAAATCCGTTCAGATTGACGATGGTAAAGGTGGATTTGCAATTCCACCTATGCATGGGGTTGTTTACAATCTTCAATCAAATCTACAAAAGAACGACAAAGGTTCTTGGTATGGTTGGGTTGTAACGATGGACAGAATCATGGGGCAAGCGGATAAATCTTTATACCTAGCGTCTAAAGATTTTAATTCGAGTGCTTCTAAAGGTAACGTGCAAACAAAAGCAGATGTGGAAGAGACATCAACTAAATCGGCAACACCGTTTTAGTTAGTGAAGAGGGGGATTAATAGTCCCCCTTTACATAGAAGGAATAATAAATTATATGAAGTTTAAAAATATCTTTGAAGGATTAAAAATAGCTTATGGACAATATCAAAAAGGCGACGTCGCAGCCAACGGTGACAAACAAAAAGGTAAGGCATTCATTGTCAGAAAGAATGTTAGCGATGATTTGTGGGAGAAGCATTTACAGGGAAAAGGTCCGGCTTTGGGCATCATCCCCATTCGTGAGGATAACACGTGTCGCTGGGGCTGTATTGATATTGACAGTTACAATCTCGACCACGGCAGCCTCATTCAAAGCATACGACATCTTAACTTCCCCTTAATAGTTTGCCGTTCTAAGTCAGGCGGAGCTCACGTTTTTTTATTTACAAAAGAATTTATAGCTGCATCTTTAATGCAGAGCACACTCAAAAAGATTTCAAAAGTTTTAGGATATGAAGGATCAGAGATCTTTCCTAAACAAACAGAAATACTTGTAGAACGTGGGGATACAGGTAACTTCTTAAACTTACCCTACTACAATGGAACGAAAGGATTACGATATGCTATCAACGATAGTGGCACCAGTTGTACACTTGAGGAATTTTATCAGCTCTATGATGTTCACGCGTGTAGTGAAGAACAAGTCAAACAAATTAAAATCGAAGAGAAAAAAATAGAAGAAGCTTTTCCTGCTGGACCTCCTTGTCTAAACAAACTGGCATCAGTTGGTTTTGGTGAGGGGTCTAGAAATAATGCATTGTTTAATATTGCAGTTTATTACAAACAAGCACACCCAGACAGTTGGGAAGATAAAATTGTAGAAGCTAATATAAAACATATGGAACCTAAACTAAGTAATAGTGAGGTCCAACAATTAATTAAATCAGTTAATCGTAAAGGTTATGACAAGTATAGATGTAAAGACGCTCCTATCAACGCGGTATGTCAATCTGGTTTGTGTAGAACGAAAAGATTTGGTGTAGGTTTTGGTGAAGAGGAGATGCCACCACTAGGCAATCTTACTAAATACAAGTCAAGTCCACCTCAATGGTTTTTAGATGTAGACGGAACGCGGATCGAATTAAAATCAGAACAGTTATATAGCTCACCTTTATTTGCGTTAGCGTGTTTAGATCAAGCTAATTTAGTTGTACCTGTACCTAAAGCAAAAGATTGGAAACAACATTTTTTAAAACCTATGATGAACAATTTACAAGAAGTAGAACCATTAGAATCTTTAAACCCAATAAATCAACTTACAGGATTACTACAAGACTGGACTACTAATAGACAAGCAGCAAGAACTATGGATGATATATTTAATAAATTACCTTTTACAGATGAGAACAAAGAGTTTACTTATTTTAGAATGGATGACTTTTATGCATTCTTAAAAAAGAATAACTGGGAAGTAGATAAAATAAAAACAGGTAATCTGATCAAAAGATTAGAAGAGACTTTTGTATCAGAAGAGAGAGTAAGAATAAAAAAACAACAACCAAGACTAATAAAAATAAAAACAATGAAACAAACAGAAGCTACAGTTTCTAAAGTTGAATATCACCAGGAAGCATTTTAATGAAAAAGTTTTTAGGAAAGATAATAGATTTTATAGAAAAGGTAATTTTAAAATTAATAGGATTTAAATGAGCAAAGTAAAAAACATAGGTATTAATTGGAATCTAAGATACCGATTAGAAAAAAGCAGAGCAGAACTATTAGAGATGAAAATAGATATATTAAGAAAAAGATTAGCAAAATATGAAAACTATAATACTAGGCCCTCCCGGGACGGGAAAGACGACAACGTTATTGAATTTAGTCGATCAGTTTATCCAACAGGGGATTAGGCCAAAACAAATAGGATACTTTTCTTTTACTAGAAAAGCTGCAAGAGAAGCTGCAAACAGAGCTGCTGAAAAGTTTGGTTTGGATGCAGAAAAAGATTTAGAGAACTTTAGAACTCTACATTCTTATGCGTTTAGTCGTTTAGCTATGACAAAAGAAAAGATGATGACAGGAGATAATTACAGAGAGTTTGGTAAATTAGTAGGCATACCTATCAAGACAGCTAAATATTCTACAGACGATGGCACATTTAATTCTGACAATGAATACTTAACAATTATGAATACGGCTAGAGTCAAACGTATGGATTTACTAGAGTATTATGATTCTAGACAAAACATACTAGATATAGAAAGAGACACGCTATACTTGTTATCAGAAGAACTAAAGAGATATAAAAAAGAAAAAGGTCTAAAAGATTTTACAGATTTGTTAGAAGATTTTATTGAACAAACAACTAAGCAAAATTTTAAAGCATTGTTTATTGACGAAGCACAAGACTTATCTTTGATACAATGGGAAATGGTTAGATCATTATGGGCTAACGCAGAGAAAACATACATAGCTGGTGATGATGACCAAGCTATATTTAAATGGGCTGGAGCAGATGTAGATCATTTCATAGCTTTAAAAGAAGAAGTTAATGATATCAAAGTCTTAGATCAATCATACAGAATACCTGGCGGACCCATACATGAACTATCACAAAAGATTATAAACAAAGTACAGAATAGATTTGACAAAGATTATAAACCTAGAGCTGAACAAGGTAAACTAAAACGATACTCTGACATTACACAAGTAGATATGTCTAAAGGTAATTGGTTAGTCTTATCATCAGCAAATCATTTCTTAGACGATGTAAAAGATTTATGTGAACTACAAGGTTGGTACTTTCAACATAGAGGTATTAACTCTGTGCCACTAAAACTTCTTATGGCCTTAAACAACTGGGAACATTGGCGTAAAGATGCATCTCTAGGTAATATAGAAATAAAAAATATATATGAATATCTTGGCTCTAATGTATTGCCAGGTTTTAGAACAGGTAAAACATTACACTCTGATACAAAATACTTAATGAGAGATTGTAAAGCTGAACACGGTTTAGTTACTACAGATGTTTGGTATGATGCCTTTGAAGGTTTAGATAATATCACAGAGAACTACATTCGTAACATGAGGGCGAATGGTGAGATGATAAATAAAAATCCTCGTATCATTATGTCAACAATACATGGAGCAAAAGGAGGAGAAGCCGACAACGTTCTGCTTATGCAGGACCTTACAAATGCAGCGTTAGAAACTATGAGTCATGATCCGGATGAACTACATAGATTATTCTATACTGGAGCGACGAGAGCGAAGCGTGAATTGCATGTGTTAGATCCAAAGAACTTTGATAGAGCTTATATATTATGAAGAAATGGATACAAAGATGGGAAGTATGGTCATTATATTATAGACAAGAGATAGTTTGGTTTATAGTAGGATTTATATTAGGGGTAATTATAATATGAGTGATCCAAGAACAGAAATACCATTAGAAGACATAGACTCAAGAGTTAGAAAAAATAAATACACTTTATATAAAACAGGTGGCTATCATCCCATGGCCGATATAGGTGATATAGAAATATATAATCAACCTATCTGGCCTTACGTAGCAATAACAGGTGGCCCTATTAGAAAGAGTGCTAACTATAGAAGACATCCACAATGTGCTGGATGTATATCTGTAACAAAACCTTACGTTAATTATACTGTAGATTCAGAAGAGGGAATGGATAGTGTAAAACAACTTAGAAGAAAAAGAGTTAAAATATATTTTCACGTACTGGTAGGTAAATTATGGGGAGCTAACCCTAATAATTTAACTTATCAAGCAGGTAAAGTTGTTGTTGATCACATTAACGGAAAAAAATGTGATTACAGACCAGAGAACTTAAGATTAGTAACTGTGGCTGAAAATTCTATTGGATATCCAAAAGATAAAATGATGCCAAGACATGTTCTATATTCAAAACTAATAGAAAGTGGGGACCTATGAAGTGTTGGCATTGCGAAACAGAACTAATATGGGGAGCAGATCACGACATAGAAGATGATGATACTTATGATATGGTAACTAATTTACATTGTCCTAAATGTTATTGTGTAGTTGACGTTTATTATCCAAGTAAAAAAACAATAGAGGAGTATGAAGAGTATGAAAAAAAACACCTTAACTAGGCAGGTCGGTGGAAATCACTATCGAGATTTTGTCATTCAGCCGGCAGATTTTATAAACAAGAATAGGTTGCAATTTGCAGAGGGGAACGCTATAAAATACATAGTGAGAGCATCTAAAAAAGGTGGGAAAGAGGACCTTCTTAAAGCTAAACACTATATTGATATGATAATCGAAAGGGATTACGAATGAGAAGAACACAGATGCCATTATTCACACCAGAAACAGAGTGGGTAATGCCCGATGAATTGAAAGATTTAGTTGGTCACAAAGAAATTGCAATAGATTTAGAAACTAATGATCCACACTTAAAACAGCTAGGATCTGGTAATGTTACAAGTAGAGGCCACATTGCTGGCGTTGCGGTGGCCGTAGAGGGGTGGTCAGGGTATTTCCCTATACATCATGAGCAAGGAGGCAATATGGACAAAAATTTGGTCTTAAAATGGCTCCAAGATGTCTTAAATCAAGAAAAAACCACGTTTATCTTCCATAATGCGATGTATGATGTGTGTTGGTTAAGGTCAGCAGGGCTTACCATAAAAGGACCCATTGTGGACACTATGATAGCTGCATCTTTGATAGATGAAAACAGAATGAGTTATCAATTAAATTCATTAGCAAAACATTATGTTGGTTTAGGTAAAGATGAAAAAGTTTTAGTTGAAGCAGCAAAAGAATATGGATTAGATGCTAAAGCAGATATGTGGAGATTGCCACCAATGTTTGTAGGACAATATGCAGAACGTGATGCAGAGTCTACTCTTAAACTTTGGCAAAGATTAAAAATAGAATTATATAATCAAGAACTAACCGATGTATTTAAATTAGAAACAGATTTGTTTCCATGTTTAGTTGATATGAGATTTAAGGGAGTTAGAGTTGATTTAGAAAAAGCACAAAATATTAAACTAAATTTAATTAAAAGGGAAGAGGCATTAATTAAAAAAATAAAAGATTTAACTGGTGTTGAAGTAGAGATTATGGCAGCCAGAAGTATAGCAAAAGCTTTTGATAAACTTAAATTACCTTATGATAGAACAGCAAAAAGTAATGAACCAAGTTTTACTAAAAACTTTTTACAAAATCATCCACATGAATTACCTAAAGCTATAGCTGAAGCAAGAGAACTTAACAAAGCTCACA